TTCTGTAAGTCAACAACTCTTTCAACACCGAGTTTCGCAGTACTTTTGGTCTGACGAACCTGCTGGTTAATTGAAGTAACCTTAACGTTCTTACGAATCATTGCCTTTGTTCCTTCTTTCTGAAGTTCAGTACTCCACATACTATGGTACTGTGGGTGTTTCACGCTTGAAATCAAACCCAAGAGCACTTCTTCAGGAACATTCTGAACACCAATGATGTCAGTCTGTGCCTTCTGATATTGGCTCAAAAGTGGGAAGTCAATAGCATCGTACTGCACTCCACTCTTTTTAAATAAGAACAACAACAATTTTGATGCACGAATTGAATCACCGTTGAAGTACTTGTAAATTGAATCGTTGGCAATTGACAATTCCTTATCACTATCAAACAAACCATTAGTATTAAGTTGCTTCTGAGCAATTGAAAGCAAAATACTGGTTTTCTTTACACCATATACGTGCTTCAATATATCAGCAATCTTGTTACGGTACTTCATTGCATAGAATTCAAGATTATCTTGACCCCAGATGAAACCCAGAACAATTTTTCTCATTCTTTCGTTATTCACCTTTGCATCCTTCAAATCAACGAAGAGACGAAGTACATATGGTAAACCGTTTTCACCAAGATTATTCAATGCAGTAAGAACCGCTTTGTCACTCAAACCATTATCATACCAGTCAATTGGGTTAACAATATTACATGCTCCACCCTTCAGGGTCTGCTTAAATTCATTAAGCAACACCTCAGATACGAACCGACCAGTAGCACCTTTTTGAGACGCTATAATCAATGGGAGTTCCTTTGAAAGTTTATACAAACCCTTGATTTGAGTCTGGATAGCCTTCATTTGTTCGTCTTTTCCGTGGTAGTAAGTAGCACTGCTCTTAGCACCAGATGCGATAGTTAAACCATCAATTAATGACTGTTTAACTGACGTAATCATGTTTTGTGTTAATACCAATTTTTCCATAATTATTTATTATTAAAATTTATTATTTAAGTGCTAATTGAATCTTCTTAGATTTATCAACAAATTCACGTAATTTACTGGTCACCATTTTATTTAATTCGTCAGTAAGATGACCGCCTTTTGCCATAAGCATTGTTTCTGCAATTACTGAAATACCTTCCAAAAATATTTCTTGGTCACGTTGCATTTCTTCCACCTTTGTTTTTAATTCCAAATAATCCTCAGAAACATTTAATTCTGGATAAAATGCTTGATTCAACCATTTCAATCCTTCTTCCTCAACCATAATACGTTTTACATATTTGTTCTTTTCTGACCGTTCATATGTAAAATAACCCTTACTAACAAATTCGGGAAGGGGTTTATTATGTTTATCAAGAATTCCTCTCAAGCGTAGTTGCTCATAAATTTTATACCTTCCAGTCCTACAACTATCATTGTCCTTCAAAATATTCGTTGCTTCGTATAATGAAAAAGCAATTTTTCTTGCCTTTTCCTGTGTTGCAGTAATTCCATACTTAAACAATTCTTTTATTCTATTATTACACCAAACATAAAATTCTGGTGAAAGCCATTGTGCAAAAATTATTGCAATATCTTCATGCATCCAAGTTCCTTGTGCATTTTTATCGTTCCCACCCTGTCTAACATTCACTAAATCAACCGTTCTGCAATTATGCATAACGGCAAGTGCCTCAATAATTCTTTTCGCTTGGTCTGTTCTTAACCAAAATGAAGGTTGTACTTCAAATTGTTTTGCCATTTCAGTTGCATTAACCATAGTATTATCACCTGTAAGGAAAGTAATTTCATTTCCTTCATACTCAAATTTTTTTATTTCATTCATAATAATGATTTTAATGTCAAATATAATAAAATATTTTCAATAACCAATTTGTTGTACGAAAAGAATATCAAAATGTTACAAAAAAACAAAAAAAAATGGGCAGGTACAGCATATTTCTATGTTGCAATCCCGCCCATTGTTTTGGAATAACGTCTACTTCTCTATAAGGAGAAGAAGTTTAGTTGTATTTTGGTAGTTTGTCCCGCCTCTCAATGGACGGGAAATTTCAATTACTGTATACACAACAAGTTCTTCCTTTAAATTACTGCCGAAAAAAATCCCTGCCGAAGCCTGAATTAACTTAGACACAGTAATTATTTCTTTTTTTGAAAAACATCACACTTCTGTGACGAAAACCATTCTTAACCATCAAATGTTAGGTGGTGTGCCCCTTTTTTGTGAAAAATTCTGACACCAACAACCAAAAACGTTGAGCGTTAATCGCTCAATAACTTAGGGAACAGGTTTAAAGTATTTGTTGCTTTTTATTCAAAGTTTAAGATACTTTTGACTTTACTACTTGTCTATACCCCCAATTGTTTTTAATATTGGTGGGGGTAGAAGGACTCGAACCTCCGATATTACTGTAAACACTTTACGTTTTCCCTTTGTACTACTAATCCATTGAACATTGCAATTATGTGAGGCACTACTTGGTATGTAATTTATCGGTTTGCCAGCCTTTTCATGTTCATTCAATTTCAGAATCCTTTCCCATTTTGTTCAGATTCTTGGATTATATTTTAAAGAACTTTTAATAAAATTAGAAGAAATTTGTTAGTTTTGTTTTCGTAGTTGTCTGATTTACCGTCAAATTTACTGTAAAAACTATCAGTTCTTCCATTAGTAGCGGGAGAGGGACTCGAACCCCCGACCTTCAGGTTATGAGCCTGACGAGATACCACTTCTACCATCCCGCAATATGTTGTAAAAAGTCAGTTCTATGCGCCCTGTTCTTATGAGAAGGGGAACTGACATGTTATATTATAAAAAGGATATTTTGTTTGTTATTGTTGTTTGTAATAATGGATTTGAACCATTGACATTCTGCTTTTGATGCGGATGCTCTAACCAACTGAGCTATTTACTGAAATAACAACCCGTTTCCTTTTATTTTTTAATCATGTTAATGAACTATTATCCTAAAGACCCTGCAAATATAAAACACTTTTTTTTAATACGCAAGCATTTTCGAAAAAAAAAATAAAATAAATTTGCAGACCTCTGGAAAAATAAATACGAAGAAATTCTCAAAAAGTTACATTTTTTTATAAAAATTTTCACTCTTTATTCACAACATGCTGATAATTACGCTTTTTCACCAATAAATCAAAGACACTTTTATTGTCACCTTGTGGAGCATCTGGGTCAACAAATAATTTTTCTTTATCAGAAAAACTTTGATTATTTTCATGTTCCTTCATAAAAGTAATTGCTTCTGAAGTACCAGTTGGTGGTCTTATTGGTGGACTTTCTACCGCTTTAGTTATTTCATCAATCTTATTATCAACAGGAATATCTATCACAGGTGGTACATCATTAATACTTACTTCGGGTTCTTCAGTTGCTTCACCATGAGTGAATGTTTCGCCACTCCAATCCAGTAATTCTGAGTTTACAGCATCACTTACACCATCATTTACAGCATCACTTACACCATCATCAGTAGTTTCAACAGTTGTTACGTCACCATCAAGAATCAATATTTCTTCTGTCACTCCTTCAATAGCACCCCCAACAGCACCCTCAATTGCTCCCTCATTTACACCATCACTTTCAATCTGTTTTTCATGAAACTCGGCTTCTGGATGAAATTCGGTATTCGTTTCTTCAGGCTTTTTATTCTCACGCAACATATCGTTAATCGAATCACTATTAACTTTACTCAATATCTCACCTTCTTCATGTTGACTAAGTGCAGCGTGTATTTTACCACTGTTAAAACCATCGGCTTTCTTTTCCAGTCTATCAACATCGGTTTCATCATACTTTTGAAGATTCTTATATGTTTTAGTATATACATATCTTGGGTCATCAATGATGATTTGCATCGTATCATTATTAAATGTACAATCTTCGAATGTCTGACCGTCTTTTGCAAATCTGGCTTTGATGATTCGGATATTAGCGAAGTTTGCTTCTTGTTGTGCTGGTGTTTTAGCAACTGACATGAAAAAGTGTGCCTTTTGAACTCTCTTGATACTACCACCAGTCTGATGCGCTTCGACAGTTTCAGCACCAAATCCACTACGATTACTTTGAATCGCAGTCCAAGCAGGTATATCAAAATCACTTGCAAGTGCCTCAAAACCCTTAATAATCGTGAGTTCAGATTCATTCCTATCTTGTGCTTTTTTATGACTTTCCAGACAGTCAAGGTAATCCAGTACAAGTAAATCAAATTTGAAACCCCATTTCTTCTGATAACTGAGCATCCAGTTACGGACATCCTTCATCGTTGTGTCTTCCTGACTGAATCTCTTGATGATAAGCCTACCCTTACCCTCTAATTGTTTAGCTTTTTCGTTTACTATTTTTGTGACTCTTATATTTTCTTCATCTTCATTTAATCTACTTAATGCTGATTTTGCCCAAATCGTATAGTGTTTACGTTTAATTTGGTCTGAAGTGTCTTCAAAAATAATCTGAGCAACATTCTTTTCACATTCATATGCGGTATTTGCAATAATTGTAAGTGCAGTAGTTTTCCCTACTCCCGATGGAGTTAGGATTACACCAATTTCACCTTTACCCAATCCATCACCAGTAAGACTATCAATAGCACCAATACCTGTTGGTATTGTTTCTCTAAATTCTTTTCTAAGTGCTTTACTTATTCCTTCTGTCAGAGATTCACTATCATCATCATTTTCACCAATATGACTGATTTTCTGAAATCTTTCTTCAATTGCAGCTATAACATATTTACTTTTTATTTCACCAGTCTTGACTTTTTCAAGCACATGTTCAGCAGCTTTACGATATTCCTGTTGTTTAATAAAGGAATTGGTTGATATCTGTACAACATCACCATCATAAAGCATCTGCTTATTGATGATTCTCTCGTTCCAGAGTTCAATACGTTTAATAACAGCAAATAACGATTCTTCTTCAATTAAGTTATTTGGAGTCTTATATTTGTGTATTGCTTGCTGAACACTTTGATTCTGAAGATTTGGGACTTTATCGAACTCCTTATAATATTCCAACATTATAATGAACAACCTCTTGAGATTCGGGTCGTCAAAATATTCGATTGCTAAGTCTGGTATTATTTTTTCAGCAAATTCTGGTTCGACCAACAACTGCCACATGAGACGTTGCTGAAATTCAGGACCGAGATAAGCCGATAAGGTATTTTCTGTATTTTCCGTCATGTTAAAAATATGGGTAAAAGAGGGACGGTAATTGGGGAATAAAAGAGTAAAACAATAACATTTCTAAAGACAATCCCAATTCCCGTCCCAATAAAATTAATTTCGTCTGAGTCTTCTCAGCATCTCTTCTCGCTTAAAAGGAGAAAGTTCTCTGATTTGATTAATTGACAGACCCCTGTAATTAATTAAATCATAATCATCCCACATATTTTTAATATCGCTTTTTTTGATTTTCTCGGAAATCATATCAGTAATTTCAGTTACTGCATACATGATATCGAGAGATTGTCTTGCAACTGGATTGAAGCCGTCAACAAAAAATTCACGTTCGACAATCGGGTTCTCATTAATATATAATCCGATTTTACCTGGGACACCACGAATTGTTTTCTCTTCAATCTGTTGTGTAACTGATTGTGGATTATAACGCATATCGGTTCTCCATTCCTTTGGATAGGTGTTAATCATCTTCTGATGATAACCATATAGGTCATAAATCTGTTCTTCAGATTCATCATCAAGACCATCCAGTCTCCCAACCCCTATTATTACATCATAACTTCGTCTCGACAAGGTTTTCTGCAATCTCGTGATGGCTCTGGGAAGTATATCCCTGATATCAATCGAATACCTCGTAAATGGATTAAATTTATCTGCATCAAACATTTTTTCACAAAATAAAACATCGTTTTGATATAGTGAAAATCTAAAAACGTTATTAAATTCCTTTTCGTTCATTTTATTTTTTTTAAATTGTTAATAACTACACAAATATAGCGACAATCCCGTTAAGATGAAAGGATTTTTATAAACTATTTTTATGTTTCTTGTAATACTCTGTAAGTAACTGCTTTTCATTCATGATTACGGTATAAAAAGGTTCGACATACTGTGGGAATGTACTGCCGTAGACACTTAAAAAATCGTCTTCAATCATCAAATTATATAAGTTCTTACTTCCACGGTCTTCTGGGGACAATGGTATTTCGAGTTGTAGGAGTTCTTCTTCAGCTTGTTCATTAAGCATAGGTTCTCTGAGATTGACTAATTCAAAATTTGTTTTCAGTCTTTCCACACCTTTTGGAGATATTAGATTTTCCAACGCTTTTAATGGATTCAGTTTTTTTGTCACCCTCTCCTGATTAATTTTATCGGCTTTCCGACAAAGTTCCCGAACACTTAATGTCTTGAATTTTAGTTCGGGAAATTCTTTAACCAATCCCTTTTCTTTTACTCCACCAACACCTTTAACATTATCAGCATCATCACCACATATTATTTTCATCACTAATGCATTGGTGTAATGGTGATTAAAATGCATCATGTAATTGGTTTTCGTTACTGGTTGGTCGATGTTTGGAAAGATTATTGTGATATTCAAGTCAAGTAATTGTGCGAAATCACGGTCATTCGAGTATATGAAGATTTCTTCTTTATTATTATGTTCCAAACAATATGCTGCAATAATATCATCGGCTTCGACATCATCAACTTGAATCTGTCTGAGGAACAATTCTTCAGCATATTCCTTAATTCTTTGACGCTGTTTGAGAATAGATTGTTTTTTAGCATCTTCTCTTCTGATTTCAGCAGCACTCATTTCGATACGCTTGTGCCATTCTTTACTAACTCGATTGGCTTTATAATTATTGTCGATTCGATATCTTTGTATTCCACCACCTTCTCCATCCCAGACCAACACGACTTTATTAATCATATGGTCTTTTATCATTTTACGAACGGTTGTTAAAAAAGAATACAAACCACCAATATGTCCGTATTTAGTGGTTTGTAAATCTTTTGCTCCGTGAAACGAACGCTTTAAAAGATAACTACTATCGACTAAAAGTGTTCTGGTTTTCATTAATCGCCATCATTTTCTTCAGTATCTCTACTTCTTTCAATTATTTCGTCTTCGAATGACACGTTTCCATCACCATCCATTACTTTACTTTTGAATTCAATGTCGTCAGCAGATAATGTATCGTCTTCAAATTTATTACGGAAGTAAAGAATGTTTTCTTTTTTATAAGCATTCTCATGGTCTTTATCACCATAAATAAATCCAGTTGGTGTTGAAATAATTTTTCCTTCGAGTGAAATTCCACCCCATTCACCATCAATGTGATTCTTGGCTATATTGACTTTGTTTTCGAAACCGAAGTTCAAGTCACGACCCTTACTGGTCGCAGTTACTCTTCGAGTTCCATGAGTAATAATACCACCAAAATGATAAATAAGTCTTGCACCGAAGAAGAAAGTCTCACCACCTTTGTGTTTAACGACTTTGTTCATGCCGTCATACCAGATTTTCTGAACAGCAGCAACGGTTGTAGTAAATTCACTATCAATTCTTCTGGTATTGGGTATTGCATTATTTAATAGTGACATAAAGGCTTTCTCATATGCACCAGCATTCCATTGGTTATTATCTGAAGTGTCTTTCTCCAAAGCATCTATTGTTTTAATACAATTTAATGTACCAATTGAATCGATTGCAAGAAAAACATCCGTTGGTAATGCACCACTTTTTTGGTCATCAAGGAAATCATAAACAGCCTTTGCCATGTCTTCGATTGCTGCTTCCTTCCTCTCTTTATTTTGTTTGATTCCATAATTTTCGAGCAAATATTTATTATTTACTAAAAGATAGTCACTGTTCCAATCAAAACCCATTTTGGTTAGACGAACATTACCTTCATCAATATTGTTTTCGGTATCAATAATAATTGGAAACTCACCCATTTTTTGAGCATTAACTATTGAACGCATCAAGGCAGTTGATTTACCAGTATTACTATATCCACGGAAAAGCGTTACGTATCCCTTGGGGACACCGGGCATGCCTGTTGCTTCTCTCAAACCATCGTCAATTGGAATCCACTGTAGTTTTTTTGATGCAACAGAAATCGCTCCTTTTTTCTTTTTATAGTTATCGAGACTGAAACTCTTTTTAGGTGTTGGTTTTCGTACCGCATTGCTGGGTACTTCTATTTTCTTTGCCATAAATTTTTAGTTTAAAATAGTATAAAAAGGGGAAACTCTCATTTCCCCTTTTTTTAACCCTGTAATTTTTTAGAAAGGCAGGTCATCGTAATCCGAATTCGAATCAGAATCATTATCTGTTACGTCATCAGAAACATCAGCAACCTGTGTTTCTGCAACAGGTGCTGCAACAGGTGCTGCAACAGGTGCTGCAACAGGTGCTGCAACAGGTGCTGCTGCAAGAGTTTCCTTACCCAAATCGGTTGCATCATCAGTAAACGTCCCAACTTTATCGGGAGTTATGTTACTAATTGTCACACGTGGTAATTCTTCATTCAAATCACTTGCCTGTTCGAAATCGTCATCATCACTGTCGAGATTCATAGTACGAGTATTGGCTTTTTCTTCCAAATCTGGACGACCCGGGAAGACCCAATGCTTATTCGTCTGGTCAGTATCTTCCCAATAAGGACTTGTGCCACCTGCAACCATTTCGAGAAACTCGTAAGGTGTGGTGTTCGGTGCTTTCTTTGGAAGAAATACATCTCTCCATGAGACATCATCATCAACCCATACTTGCATGACCTGTGGGTCAGCATGAAGTGGTGATTTTCCTTTAGCTGTGATTGCAGAAATAGCTTTATACACGTGACCATTGAATTCGCTGTCCGTCATAATGATATTCAGGTCAGTTCCAGTCATGGCATCACTAAAATCAGCTTGTTGACTCGTCATGTAGTCTTCCAAGATAGGAAGAAGTTTATCGAGTGTTCCCTGATTTTTGTAATTGTGTTTAAATCTCCAGAATTTAACACCGTCTTTCTCTAAGCCTTTGTCAATACCTCTGACGATATAAAATTTCTTGGCATCCCATTTAATGGCTTCCTTGTAAATTTCATCGTTTTTAGCTTTAACCACTAACTGCAAGTCATTCATGTTCTCCTTCTTTATTCCTTTCAGAGAAGGGTCTTGTTTTGCAAGCCAAGTTTTATGTCTTGCACATAAAGGACATGGTGCAGGTACGAGCATTGGTGCTCCGTTGGAATCCAGTAAAGGTTTTCCATCAGTTCCCAACTTAGGTACTTTCGGGTCATTGTGAGCGGGGCAATAAATCACTGTGCCGTGTTTTTTCTTTCCACCAGCAGCATTGGTTGTAACAACATGGAAGAATGCTTCTTCGATGTGTTTCTTACCTGCTTTTGGGGGGAGAATTCTGAAAATCTCTTTAGTTTTTCGTGGAACGAAATACTTAGCTAAAAGGTCTTCACGTGATTTTCTGTTTGTTGATTGAGTTTGTTTCTTTTGATAGTCCGAAAACATAGACTTTAATTGTGACAGGTTTTCTTGACCCGTCTGAGTTTGATTTTCCATTTTTCAATTGGTTTTACAGTAAAGTTATTTTTCAATTATAAATTGTGCTACAAATATAGCCTTCATTTGACATAAATACAAGACTTTTTAAAAATAATCAGTCCTTTTTCAATTAAATTGCAGATATTTTATTAGAAACAACGGTGAATGATAATGTTTGTTTATTCTCGTAATAATTTCCGTTCTTCATTCTGATTTGCAACTTATAATCTTGGGGTATTAACCAAGATGTATCGAGAGTAAACTCATAACCCGCACTTGTTCTATCACAATTTGTGAATGGTATCACATCAATCTCATATTTACTACCAGCAGTCGTGAACACCCTGTATTCAATATCCAAAGGTAAGAAATTATTTTGATTCGGGTATAGTTCTTTTATTGTTAATTTAATTTTTCTTAGATTACCAGCTACAATATTTTCTTTTTCTGATATTCCCCAGAAATAAAAGAAATAATTATTGAAATCAATTTGATTCGACTGGTCAAACGTATAATATTTTTTTTCTGAAATAAGATAAAAATTACCATTATGTTGACTTGCTCTACCATTAATAACGAGATTCCATTCGTCTCTAAACATAACTGCATCTGGATAGGTTTCAGAATCAACATTTAAACTAATTTTATATACGCCTTTGGTTATGTTAATAATTGAATCACCAGTTATTGTTGTAAGAAGATTATCTTCATAATCATAGATATTGACGTTCTGAACATCGATATTCTGTTCGATTCCACCAATATTAACATAGAGATACAAATCATTATCTTTGTTGAGATAAAAATAGTTTCTATCGTCTTTAATTACGTCATCAACTACGGTTTCGATATATGGTTCGTACCACGTATTGGTTTGCTTTGCGTGAAACGCAACTGATTGTGCGAATTCTGTTAGGAGTTCTTCAAGGTCATCAGGAAACTTAACACCAAGACCAAAACTATTTCCAGTATATCCAGTTGTTCCTGTTAATCCAGTAACACCCATCTCAGTAAGTCTCTGATTAACATAATCAGTGATATCAATATCAAGACTTTCACCACCTGTTTCGAATCTCTGTGTACCAATTATCTGAGTTGTACCACTATTATATGCACCAGCCATTGACCAATCTATATTAGCTTTTCTTTCTTTCCAATTAACTGCTTGGTCTGTGACATCAGGATAAATTATGTCATTAAATATAAAATCATATCCACTACCTTCATCCCAATCCTCATCGATATTAAAAAGGAGTAAATCAAAACTACTGGCTCTTTCAATGGCATCGGAATAACTTTTCTTCCCCAGATATTGTTGAGCGTAGCTAATGGTATTGGTCATGTGCAATACGTGTCTCATTCCGTCATTAGGAACAATGAATCCATTGTTAATTTTATCAACTAAATCCTGCAAATCAACATCAAATATAAATCTGGTTAGTCTCTGGTTGAGAGAACCATATGATACCTCAGTAACGGGGTTCTGAGAGTTGTTGGTTAGGTTGGTACTAATCAACGTATCGTTCTTTGAGAAATATGACCTGAATATCGACATTTATCTTTTTTCTATAAATACTCATAAACAAAAAAGACTACACGTGGTAGTCTTTTTATTATGCGAAAATCAGTAATATTTATTTGATATTGTGTTTAATTAAAATCTGTACTGCTTCTTTTTTTGTCATTCCTTCATTAAGTCCTCTTTTATTCAGTGCTTGTCTTGCCATTTTAACCTGTTCTTCAGTAATAACTTCTTTTTTTACTTTCTTACCTTCACCGAGTTTCTTTAAAAATTGTATATCACGTGTAGCAATTTCTTTCTCACCACCTTGACCTTGTAAGGTCACTCCACCATTTACTTTCTGTCTTACAGTGAATTGGTTACCGTCACCATCTTGATACCTGTCACCGATTTCACCTTGATATTCATCCATACCATCTTCTTCAGCAATAGTTGAACTTGTGTCATCGAACGCAACACCGCCTGTGGTGCTAACATTATCTACATCTCCACCACCCAAGTCTTTAAATCCCCTTCCATCAACCATCATTGCCTTACCACCAATTTTAACAATATCCCCAACAGACATAGATGTATGGTCGAGTCCCTTAGTTTTAAGTAATTTATTAACCTCTTCACCACCCCAATTATTTAACTTATGAAAAATTGTTTCTGGGTCGGTTTCACCTATTGTTCCAAGTAAAACATGTGTCTTTTCAAGATTATTTGAATTAGGAATTTTATCTGGTGAATATTTTTGTAAATCATCATATCCATGTATAAAATCTCTAAAGTATTCAGGTTTCACATACCATATTTCTGTGCTCCCCGGGGTGTCCACATAATCTGATAATCCTTCTTCATCAATAATTTCTTCAGGTTGTTCCTCACCACTATTTTCATAGTCTTCAGGATTTTGTTCCATATCTTCTCTATCAGCATAATCTCTTTCAGCACTGGCATAATCAAATTCTTCATCGGTATAATCACTGACATTATGTGGTTTATAACCAAGTAGTTCGTCAGTCATTTCTTCTTCTTCAGGAGTATTATCTACCAAACCTTCTGATTTAGTATCGCCTTTGGCTTGTTTTTCCATCTTATCAAGACGTGTGTAGTAATCAGGAAATTCAGTAAGGTGGTCCATCGTAATTTCAATAGCAACCATTGGGTCATCAGTGTGTTCCATTTCAACTT